CCGAGGCGAGTGAGTTCATGTTGGAATTCCTTTCTGACGTATTTGGATTTGGATAGCATAGGGTAGCCGGGGATCCCCTCCTTCTTCGGACCGCAGAAGAATGTGAGATCGTTGGCCGGGGGGAATTGTTGAAACACGTTGGTTCGGAAGACCTCGGGATGGGCGTTCCAGATTGCGTCCAGGGTCCAGGGGTCGCGGGAGCGGTAGAAGCGAGAGAGGCAAGAGCGGTCCGAGGGGGTGAGGACAATCACCCCCGCGTCGTGGAGCATCCGAAGGAGTTCCGCCCCGGTGGTGCCGACGAAGGTCCGGGAGATCTTCGCCTCGGCCTCGCCTTGTTGCTCGCCGACGAGGAGGATGGGTTTCATCAGGCCATCTCATGCCATTGTTTCAGCCTATGCATCTTTCCCGTCACTCGTTTGGTGTCAATGTTCAGAGCGAACCGGTCCACCACGAGGTTGATGTTTGCAAGGACATCGGCAATTTCATCCTCCAACCACTTGCGATTGACCTTGCTAGTGGTTGGTTCCGTTTGGTCTATGCCTTGGATGATACATCGTGCCGCAGCGGAAGAGCATTCGTTTAGTTCTTCGATCAGTTTCCCCATGTGCTTTAGATCGACGGTGTTGGTTATGGGATGCCATGGGTTGTATAGTGGATCGATGGCTTCGTTCATGCCCCGCACTCCTCCAAGGCCAATCTCGCATACCCCTCAATATCCTCCCAATGTTGGCGCTCCAGGCTACGTCCAGAGAGCACTCGGGAGATCTTGAGGGCGATCATATCCAGACTTTCCTTCTCCACATCGTCAAGATGGTCCCACGAGGCGGTGGCACGGAAGGTGGCCTTCAGGGCTTGGCTAAGCCGGGCATTATCCCGGAAGTTCCCGTGGGTTTGGCGGCGGATGCTGAGGAGGTTCGCGATAGGCACCTCGTGATCGTCTCGGGGGATCGGCGGAGTGCCCTGGCTATCTCCCACACTGCCCTGCCTGCGTCGAAAGCGTTCCGGGCCAGGGTCTGTTCCAGCGAGGTCATGTGCTTCTTGGACGAGCCCCGCAAACTCTTCGTCGATCTGGTTGACATCGAATGGCTCACCCATGATTGGTTGTACCTTGGTGTGTTTGGACATTTTATGTGGCCTTACTATATATTGAAAAGATTGAAGATGCTGCACCCCCATACCGTGGTGCATTCCACACCAGCACATTTGGGGGTGCAGCATTGACTTAGCTCAGCTTCGCGGTGGAGCCGACCTTGGCAAACACCCGGCCGTTTTTCATCTCCTCGTGTTTGATATTGATGATCAACTCCGCGTTGGGGGTGTCATCAATGCCCTCGGCGAGAGAACGCCCGGTGAGGTCCACGCCACAGTTCAGGATGAACTCCTTCAGCATGATCGCGGACTTGTCGGTGATGTAGAGGATGTTCTCGATCTCCTGACCGACGACTTTCTCGCCCAGGCCTTTGTCATCCACGGCTTCGAACTCCGCGATGTCTTCATCGGAGACGTCTTCCAGGGCGGCGAGGATCTTGAGGATGAACTTCAGCTGGGGGGTTTTCTTCTGGGAGGATTCTCCTTGTTCGGGAAGGCCGAGGACCACGGCGTGGTAGCTGCCCTGGGGGAGCACCGGCGCGGGTTTGATTTCTTCCGAAGGGCGGTTGAGGATGTCGGTGAAGTTTGCCATAGGATGCAAGTCTTTCGCAGTTGGGGTTAGAAGGGGATGTCTTCGTCGAGGGTAGTTGGCCGGACTGTTTGCGGCGGGTGGTTCTCCTTGTATTGTTGTTCCATGGCTTCTTCGAGGAGGCTTCGTACCCCATCGTAGAGCGGTTGGGCTTGGGAGGTGTGGGAAAGCGCCTCAAGAGCGATGGATAGGTTTTTGATGCGGAGGGTGACATCCATCAAGCCACTTCCCAATCCGTCGCCAGCAGGTCCATCTGGGAGCAGAGCCAGGGGACGAGGTCGCCCTGCGCCGTCTTGATGTAGACGTAGGGCAGGGTCATCTTTGAGTGCGCGTCTGGGACCTGAAGCTCCAGATACATCCGCCCGTTCCAGCCGAGGCGACAGACGCGGCTGCCGTTGTGCAGTTGCTTCACCGCCCATCCAATGGTGTTCATGCCGTCACCTCCTTGTACAGCTTCGCCCGGACGATGCAATCCTTCGCCTCCAGAAGCTTGCGGAGCCCTGCCGTGCGCTCCGGATTGGACGGTAGGGTATCGCAGATATGCTGAGCCATCTCACCGAAGGGCTTGCTGATCTCCTGGAGGTGTTCGGGGAGGTGCTTGTATTCGAAGAATTGAAGCATACGGTCGATCATTAAATTCTCCTTTGGAGCGTAACCGCTTTGGGCTTCTCAGCAACAGGTGCAGCGGTGACCACCTGTGGCTTCACTTGCGGAGCGGGCTTGCCCCGGAGTGTTTCGAAAATGGTAGCGAGGCCATCGTCGGCCGGGAGGGATTTGGCTTCGACCTTGGATGGCATGGCGAGGTCGATCATCGCATCGGATTCGAGTTGAAGCGTTCGCTTCCCGGCGCGGTTCACGAGGCGGATGTAGACCGGGAAGTACTGAGGGATCTTCGGGGAGAGCTTCTGGCCCACGCCTTGGGGGAAGATCTTCGAAGTCTTGTCGGGGAGTTCCATGTACTGGCCGTGGGCGATGACGATGACGTTGGTTTTGAACGACTCGCTGGTGAGGTCCGCGAGGATCATTTCCACCGCGTCCTGCGCGTTGCCGTAGACGGCGCGGCCGTCGGATTCGCCGGACTTGCCCGGTTTGATCAGGAAGTTATGCCAATCGTACACGGCATCACAGAGGCGGGAGAGGGAATCGATCACCAAGATACAATCCGGTCCCCACCCGGCCGGGTCCCCAAGGTCCAGATCGTCGTATTTCCACCTGTCGAGCATTTTCATCGCGGACATGGCGGCAATGGGGGCGCCGTCGATTTGGACCCCCGAGGGGCCGATTTTGTATCGGTCGCGAAGGGTGCGGTACTCGACGTTGCCAAGGTGCTTTGGGCACTCGCGGAGCATTTTCTCCTTCAGGGAATCGAGGAGGTTGTCCATGTCGAGAATGCGGAGTTTGTACCCGGCGCGGGCTAGGGACCAAAGGGCGGTGGTTTTGCCACTTTTGGAATCTCCCAGGAGCAGGGTCTTGGTGAAGAGGTTGGATTGGTGATCGGCCAGAGAGGGCATCAAGCGGTTCCTTCGTGGGATTTGAGGAAGACCTCGGTGTAGAGGGTGATCCGGTCGCCATCGTGGAGGTCGAACGCTGCGGTGGAGGTGGAGATGCGGACGGAGGTTGGGGAGCCGTATTCGGCCCCAAGGAGGATGGTGAAGCCCTCGGGGGTGATGGAGGAGATGGGGGCTTTGAGGAGTGGGAGGATTGCTCTTAGCGGTTTCTTAGGGGATTCCATCGTTCGGCCTCCGGGAGTTGGATGAAGTCGCTCTTGAGATAGATCTCGCGCACGCCTGGGTTCTTCGAGCACACATCTCGGAACCTACATCCGCCGTATTTGTCACAGGACATGTCATTCATAGGCCAGTGTTGGGCCTCCGCGAAGGCCTCAGCGGCGTTGAGGTTCCATTCGAGATCGTTGATCCACTCGTCGATCAGGTCGTCGGAGCGATAGGCGAAGCTGCGGGCGAAGCGGGTGGTGAAGTCTTCGAGGCCGATCTGGGCACCTTCAATACAAACCCCTTTGATCTCGGCTTCCATCACGACCTTCCCGGCCCAGGTGTAGAGGGTCATTTGATTCGAGGGGGAGAATTGCTTGTGCCAGAAGTCGCCGAGGGTGGTGGTGGTGGTTTTGTGATCGATCACGAAGAGGTTTTCGTTAATGGTGACGACACGGTCGAGGTGGCCGCAGACCATGTAGGGCACGGTTGGGTGGTTGACCGGCGCGAAGTCGAGTTGGAACTGGAAGGAGAGTTCCACGGCTGGGCGGGAGTTGGCGAGGATAACGGTCTGGGCTTTGTCGTTGCGGTAGTTGTCGAAATAGTCGACCACCAGCTGAACAAGGGTGCGGGGGTTTTTGTAATTGCCGGCCTTGGTTGAGGTGTCCGGGTCCCAGTCTTTGATCCGAACGAGTAGCCGGCGGAGGGTTTCGCGAAGGGCGTCGTCGAAGGAGTTGCCCTCGGCCCGGAGGATTTCAAAATCGTGGATGGCAGTGTGGTATTCCCCGCCGAAGCGAAGGTGGACGGATTCGTCCTTGGCGACGTAGCCGAGGATCATGTGGTAGTAATATAGGCGCGGGCAGGTTTTGAGATACCCGAGGGAGGTCGAGTCCCAGGCGAATTGCAAGAGGGTGCCTGAGATGAATGGGGAAGGGACTAGGTCGGTCACAAGAACCTCCTGATGAATGCCCCAGGTGGGGGTGGAGCCGAGGTCGGTTTGGCTGTGGGCTGGGCTGGGCTGGGCTGGGCTGGCACGGGCTCCGGTCCCTTCTGGGGCTTTGCCATCAGGGCTTTAATGTCGATCGTGGGCCCTTCGCCCTTGGCCCGCTTTGTCTTCCCGCCCGCTTCGCGTTGAATGCGTTGCTTGCGTTGGTAGGCGATGATTTTATCAAGGTCCTGCGCGGGGAGGTTGGCGAGTTGGTCTATGGTGTTGTGGGAGAGGATGGTCATCAGGTCGGTGAGGTCGGTTGGGGCCCCAGAGGGTTCGTCGGTCATTCCGGAAGCTCCTCATATGTCTGCTTGGCGATGAACAGGCAAGTGGGCGGCGCGGGTTGGAAGATCATCAAGGTTTCAAACCCGCCCGAGATCTTGCGGCACTCGTAGAGGGCGTTCACGAGAAGGCGCTTGTCGTCTTCGGTGGCGAGGTCGACGCGGAGGCCGAATTCCTGGACGGAAGCTTCTTCCCAGAAGTTCAGATAGGTGAGGGGGTCAGCTTTGGTGGTCACCAGAACCTCCATGCGAAGTGCCAAAAGGCGATGAACATTGAGAGCTTCATCAGGGCTACAATTGCGCTGCCGATGCCGGCCCCAAGGCGTTCCATTCGAGCACTTTCAAGTATGCGCTCGCCCATGGTTGGGCCAAACTGACCTGGGCTCATTGCGGCGCCTCCACTTCGCTGAGGAGTTCCACCTGATCCGGCGCGAGCTTCATCCGCCGGGCATAGACCCACCACTCGCCGGTGGTGTCTTGCGCGAGGGAGAGCATCAAGGGGTCGTATTCCGAGGCGCCATGGAAGGGGAGCCCCTCGGCGTGGACCTTTTTGTTCTGTTCGCGGTGGAGGCGCCGGGCTTGGTTGCATCGATGGCGGAAGTGGTGCGCGGCTTCGTAGGTGCCGATTGCCACACGGCCGCCTTCGGGATCATCGACGATGCGCTCGAAGAAATCGAGGCAGTCGCTATAGGACTGGAGCGAGGTGGGGAGAGTCACTGGAGGGGCCTTTCTTCTTTGGGATGATGCGGTAGCGGTAGGGGTAGACCGTGGGGTCGAACACGGCTAGGGCGTAGGGGGTTGAGGCCCAGAGTTGGTGGCGGATCTGGGAGATATGCACAGCGATTGCGTTGTCCGAGGGCGGGTTGTTGTGGTACACGGCTCGGGAGATTTCCTGTTGGGTCGCGCCGGGGTTGTTCCAAATGTGGTTTAGCACCGCTTGGCGCGTGCGGGAGAAGAGCATTGGGATTTCCGAAGGGTGGCCACAGTGGGGGCAGAGATTCACTGGCATGGGTCACCACCGGCGAGGGGGGTAGTAGGGCTCCGGCTGGGGGCCACAGTTGCCCGAGTAGATGCACTCGCGGGGATCTGGGCCCCTGGGGCGGGATGGG